AATGACTTCCAGATCTTCCAAGAACTTACTACGTTTGTGCAGAAGAAACAAGCGTGGGAAGCAGACGAGGGATATCATGATGACCTTGTAATGTGTATGGTATTGTTTGCATGGTTGGTCATGCAGGAATACTTCAAAGAGATGACTGACCAGGATGTTAGAAGGAGAATTTATGATGAGCAACGTAATCAGATTGAGCAAGATATGGCTCCCTTTGGTTTTATTGATGACGGTCTAGGTGATGATACCTTCGTGGACGGGGACGGAAATCTTTGGGAGTATGGAACGACACAGGAAGAAGTCGGATACATGTGGAACTACTAATGGATTTAGGTGATCAGTTTGATTTAGAACATCTACTGTTCAAAACGAGACAATGTAGGTCTTGTGGTAAAGCAAAAGATTTACTCACAGATTTTTATAGGATTAGAAAAGACAGAAAGTCATTGTCTGCATACTCTTATGAGTGTAAAGAATGCACGAAAAAACGAGTTTCCAATGCGAGAAAAAAGGTAGTAGATAATACTTGGAAGTATCCTGACTGGTAAAAGGTTCATGCATTGGTTCCCCACTGAAAAGAGACAAAATTCTAAATAATCATAGACAATTTTGGGTACTTTTCAGGAGACAAAAACATGGCAAGTCAAATCTCGCCTGGTGTCGTTATTAAGGAACGCGACCTAACTACAGGAACCGTTGTAAACTCCGCTGCTACTACTGCTGCTGTCGTTTCAACCTTCCAAAAAGGTCCCGTTGGTGAAATTACCACCATCGCATCTCAGAGAGAACTGGTAGACACATTTGGTGCTCCTGGTTCCGATAACGCAGACGACTACTTTGTAGCATCTGAGTTTCTAAACTACGGCGGTCGCCTAGCAGTTGTACGCGCAGAAACAGGCGCAGTCAACGCTGGTGCTGCTGCTATCATCAGAAGTCAAACAGACTACGAATCAAGAATCGAGTCAACTACTCCCGCTTGGAAGTGGGCAGCAAAAACTCCTGGTATTTGGGGTAACGCACTGGATGTCATTATCGCTGACCGTGGTGCTGATCAGTATGTTACTTTCGCATCAACACCTGCTGGAATGGCTGCAGGAACAAACCTAGAATTCAGCGGTGGAAAAACTGCTGAAGTTCTTTCTTGGGACTCTGCGATGCTCACGGCAGCAGTTATTCTTGATGCTCCTACTACAAGACTAACCGCTTCAGACACTCTAGACACACCTGATACTGGTGTTGCAACAACACTTGGCGTTAACGCTGGTGGTAGCGATTACACTACAGGTGCTGCTACCGTAACTGGTGGTAGTGGTGCAAACCTAACTGTAAACCTTGTAGTTAATACTGGTGCTCCTTCTGCAATCACCCTAGCAACAGGTGGATCTACTTACGGTGCAACTGGAACTGCAGTCGCTGTAACTGGTGGTACTGGTAGTAACATGACTGTCGATTTCACTTCAGTTGGTGGAGTTATCGATACCATCACAATTAACACTCCTGGTACTGGATATACTAACGGTGAAACCCTAGTTGTCTCTGGTGGAGGTAACAACGCAACCTTCACAATCGACAATGTTCTTGGCGCTATCTCTTCTGCTAGTGTTACCACTGGTGGTACTGGTTATCAGACTGGCGATATCGTACAAGTTGTTCAAGGTTCTGGCGCTGCTGGTGCTCTTGAGGTTACAAATGTTCAAGATACATCAATCACAATCACAGTCGAAGACTGGTGGACAAACACCAACGTTGATGGATCTTATGCAGTAGCAGGTGATAATAAGATTCGCCTATCGGCAATCGGACCTCGCCCTGGTACTTCTCAGTTCGCAGCAGACAGAGGACTTTCATACGACGAAGTTCATGTTGCAGTTATCGACAGAACTGGTGGTGTTGCAGGAACAGCAAACACAGTTCTAGAGAGACTACTTTATCTCTCCAAGTTGTCTGATGGTAAGGCATCTGAGGGTTCATCCTCATACTATCCAACATCAGTTAAACTAGCATCCGAGTACGTTTACTTTGGATCACACAACACTGCAGCACATAACCCATCATCTGCTGGTGCTGGTTTCGCTCCTGGTGTTGCTGGTTCTGCACAAACTTCAGGTGCAAAAGCACAACTCTTCGGTGTAGTCAAAACAACCCTAACAGGTGGTACTGATGACTATGATTACACTCCTGCAGAGTACGGAACTGGAATGACTCTATTCCATGATACAGAGACTGTTGATATTGACTTCATTCTAATGGGTGGTTCCCTAACAGATGAAGCTGATACCAAAGTCAAAGCAGGTCACTGCATCACTGCAGCAAATCTAAGAAAAGATGCTATTGCATTCATCTCTGCTCACAAAGGAAACCAAGTTTCTGGTACTACAACTCTAACAAGAGCACAGCAGAAGGATAACACAATTAACTTCTTCTCTACTATTCAATCTACTTCATACGCAGTATTTGATAGCGGTTATAAGTATTTCTATGATCGCTTCAATGATGAGTATCGTTACATCCCATGTAACGGAGACGTAGCAGGTCTATGTGTTGCAACTTCAGCAACACTCGATGACTGGTTCTCACCAGCAGGTCTATCAAGAGGTGGTGTACGTAATGCTATCAAACTAGCATACAACCCAACTCAAGCAGATAGAGACGAACTCTACCAGAACAGAATCAATCCTATTGTTTCTTTCCCAGGTCAGGGTATCACTCTATTCGGTGATAAGACTGCACTCTCCTCACCTTCTGCATTCGACAGAATCAACGTCCGTCGTCTCTTCATCAATATCGAGCAGAGAGCAGAAGCACTTGCTAAGGGAGTCATCTTTGAACAGAATGACGAGACCACAAGACTCGGATTTACAAATGCACTTACTTCCTACCTCTCTGAGGTTCAGGCAAGAAGAGGTATTACTGACTACCTAGTTGTTTGCGATGAGTCAAACAACACTGCATCTGTAATTGACCGTAACGAATTTGTTGCTGAAATCTTTGTAAAACCAACACGTTCGATTAACTACATCACTCTCTCGTTCATCGCTACTAGATCTGGAGTTTCCTTCAGTGAAGTAGTTGGACGCGCTTGATCTTACCAACTATTCAACTAACCACGGGAAGAGGAAAAAACAATGGCTATTAACTCAAACGTATCTGAGTTTCTGCAGAAGATTAGACAAGGCGTTAAGCCTAATATGTTCCTGGTGGACATCGAGTTCCCAGGAACCCTTGCAAAGGGTGGTAGTGATAAAGACCTCACTAACATCCTCTGCAAATCTGCAGCACTCCCCGCATCCAACTTGGGTGTAATCGAAGTTCCTTTTAGAGGAAGAACTGTAAAGATCTCAGGAGATCGTACATTCGATACCTGGACTGCTACATTCGTCAATGACGAAGACATGAGAATCCGTGCATTCATGGAGCAATGGGTTGCTCAAATGAATACACATGAGGGTAACAGAGCACCACTATTCACACCAGAAACTAGTGGAACTGGTTACATGGCGCACCTACTAGTCAAGCAACTTGAGAAAGATGCATCTGACGCAGGTAGCATCATCAGAACCTACAAACTCTGGCACGCTTTCCCAACTAACGTTTCACAGATTGATCTTGCATACGACAGCAACGATCAGGTTTCTGAGTTCACAGTTGAGTTCCAACTCTCCTACTGGACTGCTGAAACTGGCGCTGCTGCTGGGTCTAACCCACCTGCAGTTGCTCCTGGAGAGTGATTTTTTAAGATCATAAATAGAATAGTTGGTGAGCAACCCGTTAATACACAATGAGTCAGTTATTTGGTTTTCAAATTAACCGTAAGGATAAGGACAGGGGGCAATCCCCTGTCCCTCCCAACGCAGAGGACGGAGTTGCCGTAGCTGCGGGGGGATATTTTGGTACTTACGTTGAGACGGATGCTCAAGCAAGAAATGAGTATGATCTGATTAAGAGATATAGAGATATGTCTCTTCATCCAGAAGTTGATTCTGCTATTGATGATATTGTAAATGAATTTGTCGTCAGCGATTCCAACGATACTTGTGTAGAGATTGAGTTATCGAATCTGGAAGTTGGCGCTACAGTAAAGAAAAGAATTAGAGAGGAGTTTGAGCACGTTAAGCGTATGCTCAACTTCGACATGAAGGCACATGAATTAATTCGTAATTGGTATATTGATGGTAGATGCTATTACCATAAAGTAATTGATCTTGCCGATCCTAAGAAAGGTATTTTAGAACTTCGTTATATCGATCCACTTAAAATCCGTCGTGTAAGACAAAAGATCGGAAAGGTAGAGGATCCTGTAGTTGTAAGAGGCACCGCTCTAGAACATGAGTGGGGAGACTACATTGACTATTATATTTACAATCCAAAAGGTTATGCTAGATCATCTTCCCTAATTGGAACTGGTGATTTTGGAGCAAACCAAGGAATCAAAATTGCATTTGATGCAGTCACTTATGTTCATTCTGGTTTGCAGGATATGAACAAAAGGATGCATCTTAGCTTCCTACATAAAGGTATCAAGTCACTCAATCAACTTAGAATGATTGAAGATGCACTTGTAATCTATCGTTTATCTCGCGCACCTGAGCGTAGAATTTTCTACATTGATGTTGGTAATCTACCCAAGGTCAAAGCAGAACAATATCTTCGTGATGTAATGAATCGCTATCGTAACAAACTTGTATACGATGCGTCAAGTGGTGAGATTCGTGATGATAAAAAGCATATGAGTATGCTTGAGGACTTCTGGTTACCTCGTCGTGAGGGTGGTCGCGGTACTGAGATTACAACTCTACCAGGAGCACAGAACCTTGGAGAACTCAAGGACGTGGAGTATTTTAAAAAGAAACTCTACAATTCTCTCAATCTTCCTCCCTCTCGTCTCACTGACGATAACAAAGGATTTAACCTCGGTAAAACCACTGAAGTCCTACGTGACGAACTCAAGTTTAGTAAGTTCATCGGAAGACTTCGTAAGAGATTTAGTGGAATCTTCCACGATATTCTCAAGACCCAACTTATCCTCAAAGGAGTAATTGCTCCTGAAGATTGGGATGATATGCAAGAGCATATTCAATATGACTTCCTGCATGATAACCATTTCAATGAACTCAAAGAGATTGAAATGCTGACTCAACGAATGGGTCTCGTAACACAGATGGATCCTTTTGTCGGCAAGTATTACTCTGTTGATTATATTCGCCGTCATGTTCTTGGTCAGAAAGAAAAAGATCTTAAGGAGATGGATAAACAAATCCAGTCCGAGATCAATTCTGGTCTGGTCATGGATCCAACTCAGGTCAATATGTTCGATACTATGGACCGACAAAACGCTGCGTTCTCACCAGAACTGCAGGGCATTCAAGCAGATGATTCATTCGATAGAGAGCAAGATTCTGCTGATGCAAACCTTGAAAGAGAAATGCAAAAGCAAAAGTCTCTCCCTCCAAGTCAACCTAAAGATAAATAATTTTAAATTATGGAACAATCAAATCCCAACGCCGAGGTTCTTAACGTAGTTAAGTCCATCGAAGACGGACAAAGAGCAAATGCAATTGATGCAATTCAGGATCTTTTGTACGCTCGTGCTGCAGATGCAATGTCTCAGTACAAACAGATTGTAGCGAAATCATTTTTTGACGAACCAGCAGAGGCACTACCAGATGAAACTGATAACGGAAACGATTGAAGACGTGAAGGTTATCACCGAAGGAAAAGGTGATAGCAAAAAACTTTATATCGAAGGAGTATTCCTTCAGTCTGAATTAAAGAATCGTAACGGTCGTATGTATCCTTTCTCGGTTCTCGAAAAAGAAGTTAATCGTTACAACGAAGAGTACGTAAAAACTAAACGTGCTCTAGGTGAACTAGGTCACCCTGACGGTCCTACCGTTAACCTAGACAGAGTGTCCCACAGAATCACTGATCTCCGCGCAGAAGGTAACAACTTCATGGGCAAGGCACAGATTCTAGATACCCCAATGGGTAAGATCGCTAAGAATCTTCTAGAAGAAGGAGTTCAACTTGGTGTTTCTTCTCGTGGTATGGGAAGCATCGACAAGCGTGAAGATGTTAATGTTGTTATGGATGACTTCATGCTAGCAACTGCAGCAGACATTGTTGCTGATCCATCCGCACCTGATGCATTTGTAAACGGCATCATGGAAGGTAAGGAATGGGTGTGGGACAATGGAATTCTAAAGGAATCAAAAGTTGCTAAATACCAGAGATATATGAGCGAGTCCACTCGCGCAGAACTGGAAGAGAGGACTCTCAAAGTATTTGAGAACTTCCTTTCAGGATTATAATTTAATAAATAAACTTAGACTAATCATACGAAACACGGGGAAACTCAAATGTCAGATATGTTAAACGAAAAGTTTGCGGAGTTCGTTAGTGAGCAAAATATTGTCCTAGCAGAGGGCGACCCAATGCCTACCGTAACCGCAGCTGTACTTCCAGCAAATCCTCCCGCTCCTGGCGGTGGTATTTCTGGCGAACCAAATCGCGCAAAGGGCGGTAAGGATCCCGCTCCTAGCGTGGGTACTGAAGTTGCTCCATCAGGTCAGTCTGTTACCGATAATGGCGGTCCCCGTCCAGATGGTAACGATGAGGGCGAAGACAACCCAGGCGCTAAAGCAGCAGCACCAGTTGGTGCTAAAGCAGCACAAAGCGATGGTACAGCACAAACCGCAAACATTCACGATGCTGGTGATCAAGGAACCACACCTTCTGTAGGTGCTGAGGTTGCTTATGGAACCAGCAAAGGTCCCGACGTTTCGTATCCCATCAAACCTTCCTACGAGTCACTTGACGTTTCTGACGACGTTAATGCACTATTTGAAGGAACAGAACTTTCCGAAGAGTTTAAAGAGAAAGCAACCACAATTTTTGAGGCTGCAATCAAAGCAAAACTCTCCGAAGAGTACGACAAGCTTGTAGAACATTTCGCTACTGAAATGGAGAAGCACGTTGCTGAAGCAAAGAGCGAGCTCTCTGAAGAAGTTAGTGGAACTGTTAACTACGCCATCGGTCAATGGATGGAAACAAACCAAGTTGCTGTTGACCGTGGAATCAGAAATGAGATTACTGAAGACTTCATCGCAGGTCTCAAGAATCTCTTTGAAGAGCACTACATCTCTATCCCCGAAGACAAGGTTGACGCGGTAGAGGGTATGGCTGATACTATTCGTGAAATGGAAGAGCGCCTAGACGAACAGGTCAAGGCTAATGTGAAACTACAGAATCGTCTCAATGAGTCTGCTAAGCAAGTTGTTCTGAACACTGTTTCAGAAGGACTCGTAGATACTCAAAAGGACAAACTCGCTGCTCTCGCTGAGGGTGTTGAGTTCACTTCAGAGGAGGAATACTCCAAGAAGCTCAACACAATTAAAGAGAGTTATTTCCCTAACTCTCCTGTAGTGAGAGAAGAGACTGAAGAGACTCCCGTAGAAGGCGAAGAGGCATCCCCAGCAATGGCGGCATATCTCCAAGCACTTAACCGTTGGGGTCAATCCTGATTATAACGTACTAATTTTTCCAAAAAATACAGAGGCACAAACAAATGTTTAATGCAAAATCTCTGCAGGAAAAGTGGGCACCTGTTCTAGGTCATGAGAGCGCAGGCTCCATTAAAGACAACTATAGAAAGAGTGTTACCGCTGTCCTGCTCGAAAACCAAGAGCGTTTCCTACGTGAAGAGCGTGGAATGCTTTCCGAGGTCGCAGTTAACTCCCTCGGTGCTAGCACCGTTACCCCTGCTGGTTCAGCACTCGGTAACTCCAACACCGCAGGTCTTGCAGGTTTCGATCCTGTATTGATCTCACTAATCCGCCGTGCAATGCCTAACCTCGTTGCATATGATATCTGTGGCGTCCAACCAATGTCTGGTCCTACAGGTCTAATCTTCGCAATGCGTTCACGCTACGAGAACCAAGGCGGCGAAGAGGCACTGTTCAACGAGCCCGATACTGGATTCTCTTCTGACTTCGACGCTACTGCTGGAGCATATACTCCTAGAACTGGCGCTGGTGTTGGTGGCGATTCCGAAGGCAACAACCCATCACTACTTAACGACTCACCTGCAGGCACCTACGAGGTAGCACAGGGCATGAGCCGTGAAGATCTTGAGCGTATGGGTGAGTCGAACAGACTCTTCCGCGAGATGTCCTTCAGCATCGAGAAGACCTCTGTGACTGCGAAGTCCAGAGCACTCAAAGCTGAGTACACTCTAGAACTAGCACAAGACCTCAAGGCGATCCATGGTCTAGATGCTGAGCAGGAGCTTGCTAACATTCTGTCTAGCGAAGTTCTTGCTGAGATCAACCGTGAAGTCGTCAGAACGGTCTATCGTGTTGCTAAGCCTGGTGCTCAGAACAACACTGCTGCTCAAGGTATCTTCGACCTCGACGTTGACTCCAACGGTCGTTGGTCTGTTGAGAAGTTCAAGGGTC